AAAACATTTTAGATTTCTGTTCTGTTGTTAGAAACATAGCTGATATTTTATCATTTACAATACTGAAAGAATAAGGATAAAGCTCGCCAAGTCGTTTAAGCTTGTTCTTGCTTTGGTTCTTTGACAGATAGTTTATGCATCCAATATAGATTTGTTTATCAGTATATCCTGATGATCTATACTTGTCAAGGTCTGTTTGGATATAGGCAACAACTGGATAAACTTTCTTTGCATTCTTGATTGGAAGTCGGCAAGAGGAGTATGATCCAAGCTTTTTCTTAGCATCTTCTTGAAGTTGAACCAAGTTGGACCATTCGTTTATTGGTTCAAACTTACATTCACAGGATTCAATTGTAATCTCAAATGGATTAATCTTATCAAGTCTTACTTCGCTTTCTTCCTCAAATGTTTCAAATGTTTGAATATCTGTTGATTGTGTGTTTTTTAGCTTGCGTGGGCGTTTTACAGGAACAACACCGCTTACTTTGGTGTTTTTGTTTTTAGAACCTTTTGGGCGTCCTCTTGGCATTTTATCTCCTATGGCTCATAAACGTAAGATGAAGTTTTGTGATCGCCAGCTACAACGGCTAAGATATTTTTATCTTTGAATAATCGTCTTGCATCTTCAACAGCGCGCTTTCCATCGTGAGAACCATAGAATGTCGAAACAAATGGCACACTAAAAGTGCCTTCAAACTCAGAATAACCAATAGCGGTCCAAAGCATTTTATCCCCTTAGAAGTTGTTTAGATTTAATTTTAGCAGACTCAATCTTTTCATAGATTGTTCCTACTGTTCCGACGACTACAATCTCGTGTCCAGTTGTTCCACGATTGATTGTAAGCTTGCAGAAACCAACAGAACGTTTTAGATCAGGAAGAACGTCAGTTGATTCCATAAGAGTCCTAAGAATAGATGGATCATCCCTTACCATAATAACATGTTCTGGACTAATATAGATTTCTCGTAGTGTATATCGATCTGTTGGACGGGTTGGAATAGTGCTCTCTACTACTTCTACTAACTGAATCATTTTTATTACTCCTGTGGATATGGATAGATACTGATTTTTGACACGGACCAATATGTATTTTCATACATAACTTTTGCCCAAACTTCATCGATATTCTCGATGAACCAAGCGCATATAGGGGAATCACTTACTTTATATTTTTGAGGACTTTTTGTATCTGGAAAATACAAGGTACAATCTGCTGGAATCCAAATAGGATCGCCAGTTTTAATCATTTCAGTCATTATTCTCTTGTTCTTGTTCCTTCACTATATCATTCTTTTGGGTTTGCTGCAACTTCATTTGTGTCCAACCCAAAAGAATATTATTAATATCCTCTAAGCACTTGTCGTATCTAGACAAAATTGTTCTTAAATTGTGAATTCTATCAAAAGTATCAATTGGACTTACATTATCATCTAAGTCTTTGTATAGCTCGATTAGTTTGTCTTTAAATTCAAAACCATCATGGACTTTATAATCCAACATTCTCCAACATTCATAAGGAATATTGTCAAACTCAGTTGTATAAGAAATTTTTACATTCATTAGCCACCAGTTGTTAGTGTAATGTCATTATATCCCATATCTGCTTTGCTGCCAAGGCAATAAGTGCAGAAAGTGCGGCCCATGTTATTCTGGAGTGTGTAGTACGCCATTCTTCCAAGCTTTTAACTCTTGGAAACAATCCATTATCTGGATCTTTAATTTTGATAATATCAGCATTCAGTTCTTCCTGCTTTGCTTTTATCGTCTCTACGTTAGTTATAACCCTATCTACTTTTTTATCTAATTCAATTATTAAATCTCTTAAATCGTCTGTAGAATAAGGCATTTTTATACACTCCAAATACTACTAATAAATAGTTCTATTTTTGAACAATAGCATAGTTTGTTGTAATAAGTGTACCAGCAGCAGATACAGAGTTCAAAATAGCACAACGAGTTACTTTGGCTGGGTCTATAATACCATTTTTAATCATTTGTTTTATCTCGTTGGTTCTGAAATCATATCCATCAAACCAATCATTTTCTCCTGCGATCTCTACTTTTTGAACGATTAGATCAGGAGATAAGCCAGCGTTAAGGGCCATTTGTTTGATTGGCTCTTGACAAGCTTTCTCAACGATTTGATAGCCAAGTTTCTCTGCGTCTGTTAAATCTTCACGTTTTTTCAAGACTTCTGAAAGTCTTAATAGTGCAACACCACCACCGGGAAGAATACCCTCTTGTTGTGCTGATTTAACTGCTTCCAAAGCATCTTCAATACGATGCTTCTTCTCGATCATATCAACTTCAGTAGGAGCGCCAACGCGAATAATAGCAATACCAGAAGCCAACCTAGTAATTCTTTCTTGGAGTCGCTCACACTCATAGATGGATTCTGTCTGAGCAAGTTCTGCTTTAATAACATCAATTCTTTGATCAACTTCTTGTAAGCTTCCTTTTCCACCTACGATGGTAGTAAGGGACTTGGCAATCTCAATCTTCTTTGCTTTGCCAAAATCTTTAAGTTTCACATCGCCAATCTTCATACCACTTTCCATAGAAACAAAGGTTGCTCCAATAGAAACTGCAAGGTCTTTGAGAATGTTTCTTCTTTCTTCTCCGTATCGTGGCGCTTTAACAGCAGCAACTTTCATGGTTCCACGCATGGCATTCATGATTAGTGCTGCTAATGCTTGTCCTTCTATTTCCTCTGCAACAATAACAAATGGTTTTCCTTCTCTTGCGATAAGCTCCAATACAGGAAGCATATCTTGAACGGAATCAAACTTATGATCTGTAACGAGAATAAAAGGTTCGTCATACTTAACAACTCCTCTTTTCTCGTCATTAATAAATGCTGTTGCTAAATAGCCAGAATCAAAACGAAAACCCTCAACAATATCCAAAGAAGTTTCGGTTGAACGTGCTTCTTCAATACTAATAGCACCATCTTTGCCAGCTTTATCTACGGCAGTTGCAATAAGTTTTCCAATAGAACGATCATTATTTGCCGAGATTGTAGCAATATCTTCTATCTCTTGTTCTGACGAAATAGGAACTGCAATCTCTGCAATACTTGCAACAATATCTTCTGCTGCTTTATCCATACCACGTTTCAAATCAATAGGAGAAACGCCAGCACTAACATACTTTTGTGCTTCACGAAGCATAGCACGGGCAAGAACAATAGAAGTTGTAGTTCCATCGCCAGCTTGTGCTGCTGTTTGCTGCGATGCTTGTTTCAATACTTGAACGCCCAAGTTCTCAAATGGATCTGATAGTTCGATAAAGTTTGCGACTGTTACGCCGTCTTTGGTAATGACAGGTTTGTTCCCATCAAATAGAATAACATTTCGTCCTTTTGGTCCTAATGTAGAAATGACATTATCTGCCAATACATTTGCGCCTGTGAGGATTGCTTCACTCAAAGCACGACCATTACAATATTGTTTGCTCATAATAACTCCGTTGTTGAGCAATATAATCAGATATTAGAAAGTGTCAAGTATTTAAAATTTATTCTGAAGTTGCTGTTGGGTCTGCTGCTAAACTTGTAATAATTTGTCCACCCTGAGCAATAGCAGTTTTATTGGCGTTCATTGCTTCTGCTCTATCGTCAGTACTAAAATATCTACCAATATTTTCAGTAAATTCTTTAGTTGTTTGTAGCAACTTCATCATATCTTTTCCAATTTTATCGATATAAATTTTGGCAAGCTCATTTATGTTGGTTTGTGAAAGGTTTATTTCACCATAAAAACGTGTTTGTGCAAGTTGTTCCATGCTCAACAGGTTTGGTCCACTAATTGACCATTGTGCGCCGCCTTCGCCAGAGGAACCTTTAGCTTCAAGAAGAAGCGTTTTCTCTCTTGCATCAAATGTTCCAAAATAAGAATACGACTCATTTAAAGGTTTTGCTTTATTTGCAGCATCATCAAACAATGCTTTCATATCTTTAACAAAGTTTTTCTTAGTTTTGTCACTTAAATTTTGTTTGCCAAGTTGATCCAATACTTCTGGTGTTACATTTTGTTTCCACCAATCATCAAAACTAAGAGCATCACCACCAGAGCGACCAAATTCTGTGCCTGCTTGTTTAATATCATTTTTGAAATTCATTAAAAAGCCGCCCTTTACACGTTGTTCATAACCGGGCTTTCCTACTTCATCTTCTTCATCTTCAACTTCTGTTTCAATTCTTTGACCAGTTTGATCTAGGTTTTTAATAAACATACCCCTTCTTTGGTCGTAGCCGGGTGTTTGTTTAAGGATTTCAGCCATCTGAAGTCTCCATTGTGGGGAGTCCTCCCAATTAGCAACATGTTGTTTAAACGCATTAAGAATTTTGCCAAATAAACTTTCATTTTTTGATTGAATCATAACATCGACAAAATTTTCTCTAGATATTAGAAAATCATAAATTGCAAGTTTAGAAACATTTTTTCCTTCTACATCTTTATAGGCAACAAGATATTTTATACTTGGCTCGCCAGCATTACCACGGAGAAACAAATAATCAATTAAGTTGGTAAAACTACCATGAATACCAGTTTTTGGACTTAATAGTTTTAAGCTTACTTGTTCACCATCAGAAGTTATAAAATCTTCAATAGGTAGAGTGCCACCTACACGACCAGATATTTGTTTTCCTCCCGTTAAAGCAGCCATGAATCCTTCAAATACGAAGCCAGCAGAAGATTCGTTATAATCATTTAATGCAGCTTGTAGTGCTTCAATAATTTGTAGCATATTAAGCACGGTATTAACTTTACCACCGGGAGCTTTCTTAATAGCTTGTTTTGGATCGAGAAATGAATTAACGTGATCAATTCTTTCTTTAACGCCACCTTGTCTTGTAATAGATGCAAAAATTCTATCTACATCTTTACGAGATTGATTCTCTGGATTTCCCCATGCTTCTGTGGGAACCAACTTAGGAAGAGGAATACTTACGCTAAATCTCTCTCCTCCTTCTTGCTCGGTTAAAGTTTTAGTATTTTTAAAATTATTTTGTACTTCTTCAATCAAAAAAAGCAATTCGTTTATAGAAAATTGCTGTTCTTTTGCTACTGGCTTTGGGTTAAAGAAGTTTTCTACTAGTTGATCTATTTTTGTATTTGGCATAATAATAAATAGTCAGTTTATACAATAATGTCAGCGATTCCCATTTTTACAGCTTCTTCTGCTGAAAGATAAACATTTACTTTCTTATCAATCATTTTTTTAAGTTGTGTATAGGTCATAGTTGATTCCGCAGCAAGCGCATGAAGATATGCATCTTGTGTATATCTAATTTCTTCCATTTCATTTTCAAGATTATGGAATGAACCAGCAGAACCAGCTACTACTGAATGAATCATAATACGACAGTTTTTGCCAATCTTGCGCTTTCCTTTGGTTCCAGCAGCAAGAAGAAGAACGCCAGCAGACATTACTTTACCAAGTCCAAATGTTTGAATATCACACTGATCTTTTACAACACGCATCATATCATATAGTGCAAACATATCATCTGCATTTCCACCATGCGTTGAGATAATAAAGTCGATGGGTTCTTTAATAATCTCTGTCTCAGAATCTGGATCATCTGGGTTTTTGGGAGCTTCAACTTCTGCTTTGTCTGCAAGATCAATAAGAGCGCCAATCAAAAGGGCAATCTTGTTCTCTTCTACTTCTCCAAATAGCCCAACAAGACGCATTTCATCTTCATCTTCGTTCTTGGGCATGATAATATTAAGTTGCTTTGGAACTTCTTTTTCTTTTGTCTCTTCTTTCTCTTCGGCTTCATCATTAAGTTTGCGTTTGACTCTTGAAAACATATTGTCTCTCTTGTTTATATACAATAACACATCTACTTTCTATTGGCAAATCTTTTTTGTTTAATAAGATGATTAACATATTCTGTTGCACCTTGCCAGTTGCTAAAAGGAATCAATTTTTCTCTGAATGAAGCTGGATAGTTATTGATAAGTGTCAATATAACTTTCTCTTTCCAGAGTTGCAAACCTTTTCTGTGAAGCAAGGTATGATGTTCTATATCCTCTTCGGACATACCTTTTTCTTTAAGGATAAGTTTTTTGCTTTCAACAACAAACTGAATATCCTGTTCGATTAAAACAAGCGAAATAAGAAGTTCGTTTGTTACTTTTTCCATGGTCATAGAAAGCAAACCAAACTCTAAAACAGAGGATAATGCTTTATGAAAAATAACACCTGACAAAAACCATAAGAAAATTGATAAATATTCCACTTGTTCTCCAAAATAAAAAGACCGTGCTACTTTCATAACACGGTCTTAAAATCATGGCAAATGTTTTTATAAAACTACACTAATCTACGAATAACTCTTTTGAGGACTTCATTAATTATTTCATCGTCCGTAACCAAATCTACGTTGTCGAAGGCCAAAGACTCTTTCATTTTTTTGGCATCACCCCCTTTAAGGTTACGAGCTTTTTTATGGGCTTTCTTGTGTTTGGCTTCTTGGAGTTCTTCGTATTCCTCCATTTCTTCTTCATCTTCTTCTTCCATGCCTGCCATTTCACCAGACATTTCTTCTTCTTCCTCTTCTTCTTCCTCTTCTTCCTCTTCTTCCATTTCTTCTTCTTGACCAAGGCCAGCGTCTGTTAATGCAGATTTAACAGCATCTTTAATCATATTCATAAGTTCATCAGCACCAGTTTCAACTGTCTCTTCTGGAGCTTCTGGTTCCATATCGGCAGCGGGTTCCAAATCGGTTCCCATTTCCATTTCTTCTTCACCAGCTTCTTCTTCTGGTTCATCTTCGCCCATGCCGCCGGACATAGAACCCATGTTTTCTTTTAACACTTTCTTGAAGTTTTGAATTTTATCACTTTTAATGTTTGCAAGTTTCATAAAGCTTGCGATTTGATTCTCTGAGAGTAAAGTCTTTTTTGCCATGTTTTAACTCCTAACAAAATAAATAGTAGCTATATCTGAAAAATCTAATTATCTTGCTCAATTAGGTCAAAAATATTATTTAAATCCTGTTCGGAAAACAAAATATCTTCTAACTGTTGTGCTTTATTAATTAGTTTTTGTTTTCTTTCAAGCTGTATTTTTGTTCTAATATTGCCTTTTTCTAATCTTTTTTTGTTCATCCATACAGCAAAGTCAGGATCTTCGTTGATATAAGCATCTATAACATCGCGAAAAAAGTGGCCTTGTCTTTTATATCCATCTTGATATAGTTTAACAAGCATTTCTGCTTGTTTATGAACTTCTGTCCAAAAGTATAGTTTTTTCCAATCCATTAGTTTCTATCAAGAATATGTGTTTTGCTTTCGTTTAGAGCAGCAGATGTTTGACGAATAAACTGTGCTTTTGACCAGAACTCTTGTATTGTTCTGGCTCCGCTATAGGAGAAAGCAGAACGAATGCCATTTTCAAGTTGGTCAATAACATCAACAGTTGCACCTTTGTATGGAACAGTAGTTGATATTCCTTCAAGTGAAGAAGCTTTACCACGCCAATCCATTTGTGCGTCTTTGGATGCCATACCACGATAAACCTTGCGACGGGCACCATCATGACCCAATATAATATCGCCGGGAGTGCAATCTGTTCCTGCAAGAATAGAACCAATCATGGCAAAATCTGCTTTGGCTGCAAGTGCTTTGGAAATATCTCCGCTATTCTTTATTCCACCATCAGCAATAATAGCAACATCATGTTCAACTAAACTGCAATCTAATACAGATTCAAGCGATGGAACTCCGTGTCCTGTTTGGATTCTGGTAGAGCAAATGGAACCTCCACCAATACCTACACGAATGGAGTTTGCTCCCCATGAAGCTACACGATTTGCACCATCTAATGTCGCAACATTTCCTGCCATAAGATGTGGAGTTTTGCCAAACTTATTTCTTAATGTTTTAAGTGCTCTTTCCATAAGAACGTGATCACCATGCGCTACATCAAGACACAAGATTCTAATACCAACATCAATAAGTTCTGTTGCTCTTTCAAGATAATCGCCTGTAACACCAATAGCAAAGCCAACTTTATTTGATGGAATATTTTCTAGAATATTCTCGGCTATTTCTATTTGACGTTCAATAGTATTATATCTATGAACGATTCCAAGTCCTCCCATTCTTCCCAAAGCAATAGCCATTTTTTCTTCTGTTATTGTATCCATAGGAGAAGAAATAATAGGAAGATTAAATCTCATATTTCTTTCTTGATCTAACCAGTTTCCAATATCTACTTCTTTTCTTGATTCAATATCGGAATATTGTGGTACAAGTAGAACATCATCGTATGTAAGTGTTTTTTTTATATTTTGCATTTATTTGTCCATTTGTTTGAAAATATGTTTTATTTTTTCTAAATGTTCAATAATATAATCTTTTGAGTATCCACTAATCGGATCTGCTATATCATCATCTGGGTATGGAATGCTTTGTACAAAATCCTTTTTTACAACAAACAACTCTGGCACTCCATCAATTTTAAATACTTTCGCTATTTTTATATTTTTGACAACATTAAGCTTTGCAAAATCAAAAACATCAGAATACTTTTGACTAAGTTCTTCGTAAATTGGTCTTAATCCATCACACAAATAACATTTTGGATTAAAAAACTTAATTACGGTTGGTCTGTGATTCCCCATGATACTTTTGAACGATAGTAAATCTAAATGTTTAATTTCACTTGTTTTCATATTGTTGGATCAACCTTTCAATATACCATCTTGCTTTTTTTAAATCTTCAAGTGGTTTCTCTTTATACTTATATCGAGAAAGATATTTTATTGCATTACCAACACAAAAATCTTCACCCATACCAAGATCTTCAATATAGTCAATAACTTCTATCTTGCCTTGGTTATAATGTGAAGGATGGTTTACTGATTCTTTCTTGCCCAATTTTTCCAACTGTGCTTTATTAATATCTGGCATTTCTTCCCCTTGTGGTTGTTCAAAATCAAACACCCCTATCATGTGATCAAACATCTTTTGTTACATCCTCTGCCCAAGCTTGAATATCACTTCTGCATCTTGGACAATAAAGTTTAACTGTTTCGCTTTCATTATAAACCATTACAGTCCAAGTAGTAGCATGTTCTTTACTTTTCTTATCAAATGCAGTTGAACAACCAAGACATTTATCTGGCATTTTACCGAATAAAACCATCTTTTCTTGTAAAGCTGGATTTTCTCCATTCTTTTGTGCTTCTCTTCTTTGTTTTCTATTCATATCTAAAACCTTCGATTGTCTCTGGATTGGAAGAGAAATAAGTATATTTTATATCGGGGCACTTTCTACGAATTGTGTCCTTTATAAAGTTTTGCATTTCTTGTAGATTCTCAAACTGTATAAGATTACTGTCATAACGCAAACGGAATACTCCAATTTCTTCAAGAATATCACACTTGTTTATTACCACATGTGTTGCTCCACCTATCTTAACTGCTTCAATCAGTTTGTCAAGGTTCAACCAGTTAACTTTTCTACGACGACCTGTTGTAACACCATATTCTTTTCCAAGATCTGCGATTTTTAATAGAGTTTCATTCTGTAGTAAGGATGCAGGAAATAGTGGATCTTCACCAGAACGTGTATCATAAATCTTTGCACAACCATATATGTTTTTGATTCTTCTTGGACTAAAACCAAGAGAACAGGCTGCATATGGTAAAGTTTCTGAGGATGTGACGTATGGATAGTTTCCATAGTTAATATCTAAATGGAATCCTTGTGCTCCTTCGCAAAGCACATTTCCGTATAATTTTCCACGAAAGATATATTTTTGATCAATTTTATTATAATCTTTAGCAAGTAAACCAGTTCTACCGTACTTGTCACGATAAGCAGGAGCAATACCTTGGCTTGTAGTGCCCATTTTAGCAGCATATCTTTCTCTATCATCAACAATGTGTTGATCGGTAACAATATGGCAATTTGGATGAACTTGTACAAGAGAAGTGTCCAAACCACCAGCTTTAAGTTCAGCAAGCTCTTTATAGAAGGAATCGACATTTAACACACAACCGGGACCGATAAGAGAAGTAATACCAAAGAATATACCACTAGGAACAATATGTGTAGCAAACTTCCTGCCTTCATGGTAAATGGTGTGTCCCGCATTTGATCCTCCTCCCCATCGGGCTACAAAGTTGTAATAGTTTGAACCATCTTGATTTTTTCGATTTGCAAGAAAGTGTGTAATTTTACCTTTACCTTCATCGCCCCATGAAGCGCCATATACCACATCAACATTTTCTACTTTCATTTAATCCTCGTTAAGCTTTGTAATCCAATCTTCTTTCAAATGAACAAGCTCATTTGTATTAAAACTTTTTGCAATCCAGTTGTATTCCCACGAATCGGAAGAACTAATAATAATACCATTTTCAATTATCATTTCGTTTCTTCTTATTACACTAGAACTAATCCAATGTTTATAAGAAATAATATCACCAATTTTATACTTTAACACTTATTTATTACCTGTTAAATTTTCTTTGAATTCCCAATCATAATATTCTGTTGGGTAGTTTGAGTTAAATGGTATTACCTTGTAAACAGTATAAAAATCTCCGCAATGACCATCACCATAACTTCTTTCTCTATAGTGTTGTTCTACAAAAATACAATATACGGTAATACCATCTGCTTCAAACAATAAAATATCACCAGCTTTAAACGCCTGAGCTTCCAAAGCCGCCTTCACCGCGAACAGTATCGGAAAGTTCATTTACGAAAATACTTTCTTCTGTTGAAATCTTCTCTGGAATGGCTTGTGCGATTCTATCCCCCACTTTATAAGCATAGGAAATATTTGAGTTATTGCGAAGAATAACTTTCCACTCTCCACGATATGAAGAGTCGATAACTCCTGCTAATACATCAATACCGTTTTTAGCAGCAAGACCAGAACGTGGAGCAACACGCATATAATATTCTGGACTAAACGATGTAGCTATACCAACTGGAACTATTTGCTGTGCATGGGGCATAACAACGCCTGCTTCTGCTGCATATAAATCAAATCCAGCATTTCCAAATTCACGTTGTTTAAACTCGATGAAGTTTTCTAGTCTTTTTACTTTAAGATTAAGGCTCATTTGGTTTTGTCCTCTTCCTTCAATCTAACAAGTTCTTCTAAACTTTCAAGCCACTTTTGTCCTATTTGTTGTTCTTTATTGTCTTGCTCAGGAGGCCAACCTTTTAATGACCAATCAGCAATAATCTTTCTCCAAACTTCAATAGGAATCTGAATCATAGCTTTATCATTTTTTATTTCATATTCATAACCTTCGATTTGTAGATATACATTTGAAACATCAAATATTTCTTGATAAAAATGATAGTTTGGACCGTGTGAGATTGTGGATTTTGTACTCATGCTGCTTCCTTATGAAGTTGTAGATATTTGAATAGAGCAAGTTCTTTTTGCTTTGCTTCAATCATGCAATCTACATCGTGACCATAAAAATCAATATGATTGTAAATATAATCAGAATGTGCTTGTGGAGGACATTTAATCTTTTGTTCCTTGCAACGAGATTCAGAATAATGAACAACTGGCTTTATATTACCCCAAGTAGAAACGGCAATAGCAAGCGCATCAGAATGAGGCATACCGCCATTATTAAGTGTATGATGGTGATAATCAAAAACAATCGGAATGTTAGTATTCTTGTAAATAAACTTGTAAAGTTCTTCAACTGTGTAAAGTGATGGTTTGTCGTCATTTTCTAATGTCAATTTTCCTTTAATATTATTAGGCAATAGTTCAAAGTTTCTAAGAAACTGATCTATAGCAGCAGGTTTATTCTTGTATGTTGCGCCAACATGAATGTTGATCTTGTTGAAGGGTGTATTTGAAAGACCCATTAGATCCATAATATCTGCATGAACTGTCAGGTCTTTGATTGTATTGGTTGTTATGCGATCATTCGATGATGTAAGCTTGTTGAAAGGACCGGGATGAAATGTAAGGCGTTGATTGTTTGCTTTTGCAAAATCTCCACACTTTTTAAGGATTGTAGAAATCTGCTCAATATTTGGAAGATTGTAAATACCATACTCGGATGCCCAAGGAAACATATCGGAGGACATACGATAGAAGTTGATATTATTTTGTGTATTCCAAACAAGAATCTTGTATAGATCTTGCACGTTCAAAAGAGCAAGTTCGGCAGCGTAGCTAATACCACGTTGCTTAAATGTCTTTTGAATCATCGTTCTATTGGTTGTAACACGCTTTTTTGCAGGAACGTTAGAAAGTGTCATATTAATACATGGATAGCCATATTCAATAGGCAAAACAAAACCCCTTGTGTATAAGAACTATAACACAAGGGGTTGAGTTGGTCAAGAATAGTTGTTTATTTTCTTATATCCGCAAAAAGTTCTAATCTATCGGCAAGATGCAAATTAACTGGAAATCCGTCTATCAAAACTTGTCTACCTTGAAATTGTTGATCTTTTGCATAAACAATTATATCATAATTTTTTGGTTTTAATGATGAAACTTCTACTTTTACATTTGGATCAAAATCAAAAGATTTAAGCTTGTTTCTAACAGTTTCCATATATGGATACACACTAATTGTTGCTTGTGTTATTTTTGGAATAATTTGACTTATAGTGAAAGTATATATTTCTGGGTAGTATTGAGTTTGTGCTTCTATAACATTTGATAGTTCTTCTTTTATAATTTTGCGAAGTGCAGATTCAGTTAGTTTCATTTTTATACCTCAATAACATAAATAGTTATTTTTATTGTTTATGCCAATAACTTCAATTGGTGTCTCATAGAA